CTTGCCTGCTAACTAGTATGAATGATGGCGAGTACGGCCACGACTTTACCTTTGAAGAAATTGCAAACATTATTGAAGAACAATGGAGACAGCTATGAACTTTGGTATTGATCCTAACAATCGAGATCGCTGTGTTATCCAAGCCCCCTGTGATCTTGCCTATATGCAGAAGCAGCGTGATCTTCTTTGGAAGATTTACTCTGATTCTCTGCTTTCCAGTGATGAAGATCTTGCTTATCTCCGTACCACTATCGGTTTCCTAGATCACTTCATTCACGGCGTATACTTTGTAGCCGCTGAATATCACACCGCTAACAGGAGTATTTATTAAATGCTTATTAAGTCAAATGAAAAGTTTGTCAAGAAGTTTAAGATTCCCTTTGTTTATTATCATCTTTGTATATCTTTTAAGTTAAACAACGAACAAGATCTTTATGACCCTGTTGATTGGATCATGGGAAAAGATTGTACCTATGGTAAAAATAAGAAGCGCGCTAGTGCTTTTAAGAAGCTTAAGCTTCTTGAACCCAGCACTGGATATAATCTTATGACTTTCGAAAGAGATCTTACTTTCTTTCAATTAACAAAAGAACAGATACGGTATCTTGTCAACGCTTATAAGAATAGTCCATTCCGTATTACTTATCTTGCTTGTGATGTAGATGATGAATAAATCTAATACATTGGCATCAATGCGATTGTTAGGACTGCGTTTTGCTATCATGGTACTCAGACCGTTGCTGTATCTGGTGGCAAGTATCACTTGGCGGTTAGATGAGGTATACTACCGAATGAATGAATTGCGCAACCGTCTAAATAAAAAGGTAGAGCAACACAAAGCAAACAAAGCACTAGACCGCATTGCACAATTCGATCAGGAGAATGGATTTCTGTAAACAAACGAGATGGTAGCCCAAGTAGAGGCAGGTAGACAATACCACACAGTGTAGGTTCAAGCCCTACCCATCTCAATATATCTCCATAGCTCAACTGGATAGAGCAACAGCCTTCTAAGCTGTAGGTTGCTGGTTCAAGTCCAGCTGGGGATGCTCAACTAGAAAGGATAATAACTATGTCTGATGATCCAGCAAGTATTGAAGCGTGGCAGCAACAAATGAGCGATGACATCGTGGAGCGGCTACGATATAAGCTTCCGCTGTATGCAACTTACAGCGGAATGACTGTCGATCTTAAGCAAGCCATCGAAGAGATTGAACGGCTGCGAAAGGAACTCCAAGAATCTGAGAAACTAGTAGATGAATACCAGCAGGAAACCTCAGACCGAACTAGATGGGAGAATCTATGAAAACACTACTATTAACATTTATACTTACATCATCGGCAGTTGCTGCCGAAACAATTATTATTCCTGTACAAGACATGTTATTTGTTTGTCCTGATTTTGATGATGCTCCCGATTTTGATTTAAATCAAAGCGTCAACGGACGGGACTTTATTGGAAACAAGAAGACCCCAAAGAAAACAAAAACGCGCAAAGAAGTAGAACAAGAGTTGATTAATCTTATCAAAGCTTTGTACCCTACTGCTAAAGTACGAATCATTGGTGATGATTTAATCATCCGTATTCCATAAGGAGAACACCAATGGATGAAGTAACGTTTCTACAGTCGGCTTGTCTTTTCATGCTGTTTCTGATTGCGGTTATCTGTGTCTTCATTTGGAAGACATGGCGAGACATCAAGAAATTGGAGAAGTAATATACATGGCTTCGTGGCGGAACAGGCAGACGCAGCAGACTTAAAATCTGCCGCCTTAAACGGCGTGGGGGTTCGATTCCCCCCGGAGTCATCGCCCTCTTAGCTCAGTTGGTAGAGCAGTTGACTTTTAATCAATCGGTCGTAGGTTCAAATCCTACAGGGGGCATTCATTTAGAAAGGTTATTATGGAAACAGAATCAAAAGTTATTAATCGTAAGCGTTGTCCAGCATGTGCTGCACAGGGTAATGATACATCAGGTAACAATCTTGCTGTCTATGATGACGGCCATAGCTATTGCTATGCTTGTAAGTTTTATATTAAAGGAACAAAGACTAGTATGGAAACAGTAGTAGAAACTCCAGTTGTAGACACAGCATTTAGGACTGGTCAACCAGTTGCTTTGCAGCATCGTCGTATTACAGAGAAGACTGCACGACGCTATGGCTACATGACTGGTGTTAACAATAGCGAGATTGAAAACTTTTACAATGCTGAAGGCCAACTACAAGCCCAGCATATTCGATACAATGGAAAGAACTTTGCGTGGATTGGTAACACCAACAACCTACAGTTCTATGGTCAGCACCTATTCTCTGGTGGTGGCAAGCGCATCTGCATTACTGAAGGTGCTATTGACTGCCTGACAATGGATCAGGTATTTGAAAACAAGTATCCAGTTGTTTCAATTCCCAATGGTGTAAACTCAGCAGTCAAGGCTGTAAAGGATAACTATAGTTTCATTTCATCCTTTGAAACCGTTGTCATTTGTTTTGATATGGATGAGGCTGGCCAGAAGGCAGCGCGTGAGGTAGCCGAGATCCTACCACCCGGCAAGGCATACATCATGTCCCTGCCACGCAAGGATCCCAATGAGATGCTGGTCAATGCAGAGACAGCCCAGCTACTCCAGGCTTACTGGAATGCCAAGGCTTATTCTCCAGACTCTATCCTGCATGTCAGCCAGGTTGTTTCAGATACAAGTAAGCCATCCTCAGATGTCTATGAGTATCCTTGGGATTCTCTAACTACCTTTATGATTGGTCAGGATTCCGGTCGGCTTAATCTGTGGACATCAGCCACTGGTCATGGTAAGTCAACCATTATCCGTGAGCTAGTCATGGATCATCTTAATCATGGTCGTAATGTTGGTGCTGTATTCCTAGAAGAATCACCAGAGCAAACCGTAGATGACCTTATCTCACTTAAGCTTGGCAAGCCTGTTCGCAAGATCATGTCTCAGCGTCAGCTTAATGAACTTAGAAAGAAGAACAACAAACCTACCGTAGATATGGTAGAGGATAATCTAACAGATGACGAATACACAACTGCAAAATCAGAGATTGGCAGCAAGGCTCTCTTCCTTTATGATCACATTGGTAATGCGAACATTAGTAACATTATCAATCGTCTTGAGTATATGGCTGTTGGTCTTGACTGTCGCATTATCTTTCTTGATCACATTACCCTTCTGGGTAATATGCTACTTAGTGCGGGAACCGATTACGGTAACGATGAACGACTAGTTCTAGACTCCGTAATGAAGAAGCTTCGTGAATTGGTAGAGCGTACTGGAGTTACTATCCATGTCATTGCTCATATCAAGAAGACGGATAAGAATGTAGACGAAGGTGATCGCATTAATCTTAATGACCTTCGTGGCTCTGGCTCACTTGCTCAGATCTCTGACAATGTGTTTGCACTAGAGCGTAATGCCCAGCATCCAGATCCACTTATCTGCAATACTACCAACATCCGTGTACTTAAGAACCGTAAGGGTGGTCGTAGAGGTGTCTCTACTGCTTTGTATTACAACGACCAAACAGCCAAGCTTATTGATGTTCCATTCGTTGTAACACCGGAAGGAGAAATAATTTATCGCCATGACAACATTAGCATTTGATATTGAAGCAGATGGTCTTAATGAAGTAGTAGCTGGTAAGAAGAAGACCTATCTAAAGGAAGCAACCAAGGTTTGGTGCTTGTCAATTGTAGATGTAGACACAAAAGAAAAGTATCTATTTGAGCAGGATAACCTGGAAGAAGGTATCCAAATGCTGAAGGATGCTGATCTTATTGTTGGTCATAATATCTATGGCTTTGACATTCCTCTAATTGAGAGGTTATTTGGTTCTCTTGATAAGGAACCATTTACACAGGTTCTTGATACACTTATCCTAGCAAGAATGATGTGGCCAGACAATCCACCAACCCCAGACCAAAGCAACTCTCTTGCTTCTTGGGGTGAGTTCTTGGGTGAACCTAAGATCAATTATCAATCTGGTTGGGATTGTTATACTCAAGAAATGGGTACTTACTGTGTTCAAGACTCAGTAGTAACTGCTAAGTTGTTTACATTCCTAACAACACAACCATACTTTAAGACATATTCCAGAGCAATCCGCATGGAGCATGTGGTAGCTGACATGATTAAACGTCAGGTTGAAAATGGTTTTGCATTTGATATTGACAAAGCTGAAAACCTTGAGATGGAGCTGTTGATTGAGAAGTCTCAGATTGAAGATGAAATGCGACGCATTTTCCCTGACAAGGTAATTGAACGCTATTCAGACAAAACTGGTAAGAGACTAAAGGATAAGATTGAAGTATTTAATCCTGGTTCTCGACAACAGATTGCAGAAAGACTAAAGGAAAAGTATGGATGGGAACCTAATGAAACCGATAAGGGTAATCCAAAGGTTGATCACGATGTCCTATCCCAGCTAGAATATCCTGAAGCTAAGACACTATGCAAATACTTCGACCTTATTAAACTAATGGGTCAGGTATCTGATTGGGTTTCTCGGGCCAAGCAATCTAGAGATAAGAAGATTCACGGCTATGTAAATACCCTTGGTACTGTAACTGGTCGTATGTCTGCCAAGGAACCTAACATGCAACAGGTTCACTCAGACTCCAGAGCACGGGCTTTGTTCCGTCCTCGGGATGGATGGGTTCTTGTAGGCTGTGACCTCAAGGGTCTAGAACTACGAATGCTTGCACACTATCTACATCAGTATGATGGCGGCACTTATTCTAAGGTAGTAGTTGAGGGTGATATTCATACTCACAACCAAACCGCTATTGAACTAGACTCAAGAAACACAGCTAAGACTGCAATCTATTGTTTCTTATATGGTGGTGGCGATGAGAAGTTTGGTAAGACTGTGGGTTGCACGGCATACAAGGCCAAGCAAATCAAGAACAAGCTTCTATCAAACATCCCCGGACTTAAGAAGGTTATTGATAATTGTCGCTTTGATACTTTGAATGCTGGGTCTGTAAAGCCATTTAACTGGCGGCCTATTCCAGTACGCAAGGAACACGCAGCTCTCAATACACTACTACAATCCAGCGGAGCACATATTGCCAAAGCATGGGCCTGCGTAGCAGACCATAGACTAAAGCTAGAGGTTGGTTCTGATAAGTTTGGTTGGGTTGCTTCTGTACATGACGAACTACAGATTGAATGTCATCCAGACTATGCACATAAGATTGGTAGCATTCTTTGTGAATCAGCAACCACCGCTGGTGATCTAATGAAGTGCAACTGTGTTATTGAAGCTGAATACAAGATTGGTTCTAACTGGTCGGAGACACACTAATGACAGATGCAGTTTACTTTATGAGACAAGTAAACGAGTTTATAGCTAGTAATCCAAGACATCCAATTGTTGTTGAATACCACAGGGGTAACATTGGACTTGGTTTTATAATTCGTAATTGGAAGGAAATACAGAATGAGAATTTTTCAGATAAGTGGCAAGGGCAGAGTTGGGAAAACAACAGTAGCTCAAGAGATTCAAAAGAAAGCATTTGAAGCTGGTTTTATTCCTGTTATCCTTCCATTTGCTGACTCACTAAAGAAGGCGGCATTAGAATTAGGATACTCAAAGGAATCAAATCCAGAAGAGTATCGTAAGTTCTGCCAAGAACTTGGTGCTGGTAAGCGTAAAGAAGATCCTAATTACTGGATCAATAAAACATTTGAGTCTATTCAAAACTATATGTTAAAAGAAGTAGATAATCAAGTGGAAGATAAAGAGTTCTGGGAATATGTAATTATTCAGGATGATGTAAGATACATGAATGAGATTGCTCTTGGTAGAGAGCTAGCTGCTATTCAAATCTTTATTGATTCCGGTGGCCGTACACTACCAGAACATGATGCTGAGTGGAGAAACCACGAAAGCGAAGAACTTGCCAACAAGGTTGAAGAATCTTTTGGCAATGTTAATAGTGACTATGAAGAGCTATTTGATATTATTCTATTT